AACTAATATATCTGTTTTACCATCTGTTGATGTAAATGTTGGTGCTGTACTTCCAGCAAACTCAAATACAGTATTGAAAGCTATAGTGTGTGATCCATTGTAATTTATTTCTAAAGCTATAAATGCACCCTCAACATTATTTGTTGGTGCAGCAAAGGTTGTATTTTCTGTTGTAACATGAACTGCGTTTGGTTTTGCAGAAGCATCCCAAGCAACAGAATTTGATGATGATGTTAATGCTTGTTGAGTTATGTTTGCTGCCGCATTAAAAGTAGCTAGACCACCACTTGACATATCTAAACTTAATGCTGTTATACCTGATCCACCATCATCACCTTTGAATAAAATATCTTTGTCTTGCACATCATTTTCAATAACAAAATCACTAGATGAATTACTTAACTTTCCAATAACAACATCACCACTCATAAGTTGAACATGACCATCATGAGTAGCACGAAATACTCTTGCAGTAGTACCTGATGAATTAGTTGTATGAATATCTAAATTTCCTGCTGTTGCACCTTTTGATTTCAATTCTACATTTGGAGAAGTAAATCCAAAAGTTCCTACATTATTTATTATAGTTGGAGATCCTGAAGATATAACTCCATCTGAGAAAGTTTTATTTGTTAAAGTTTCTGTACCATTTAATGTAACAAGATTAGTTGAGCTAACCGCAGCATCCTGAAATGAAGATCCATTAAAAACTCTTAAAGTATTTGATGTTGTATTAAAATATAAATCACCAGCATTCAAAGCATCACCATCATTGTCTGTTGATGGATCAGAGCTTTTAGATCCTAAATAAGTGTCATCAAAAGTATCAGCACTTGCTGCTGCTGCCGTAGCTGAAGCAGCTGCTGCTGTAGCACTAGAAGCTGCATTAGTTGCTTGTGTTGATGCAGTCGATGCAGAAGTTGAAGCATTAGATGCTTGAGTAGAGGCTGTTGTAGCAGATGCTGCCGCTGCCGTTTCACTGGCTGCTGCCGCAGCCGCTGAAGTTGTTGCTGTACCAGCGTCTACTAATAAATCCCATTTAGCTGAATCAGTGTTTGTTGTAAGAGGTTGCGATCCAGAGGATGTATGTGCTGTGTTCGCCATAAAAATATTATTGGTAGAGGTATCTTTTACAATATCTCTGACAACATAAGCTCTTGATGCACTCCAATTTCCTTTGTTTGATCCAATCTCAGATGTAACATTTAATTCTCCTGCACTATCAAAACCTAAAACTTTACCTGCTCTGTCAGTTGCAGAGTTTGTAAATTCTGTTGATGTCATTGTGTTAGTTCTTGATAGTTTTATCGTTCTATCTAATTCTTCTTGAATTTGTTGAATAGTCATCATTGAACGATCCAGTCCCTCTTCGTGTGATTCCGCAGGGAAAGGATCATTGGCGATATAATCTATCGCCTGTGTTTGCGGAACTGCTCTTCTCAACACAACTGTTTCACCACTTGCTGGAATATTACCTGAAGTAAAAGTAACACTTCCACCATTAGCGTCTCCTGCGCCAGATACTGTATAATGTGTGGTAATTGTCTTTACAGTTTCAACACCTGTTGATGATCTTATAATAACTTGTAAATCAGAGTCCGCAAAAATTTTAAAAGTATAGTTGAAAGCAGCTGTGCTACCATCACCTGAATATGAATTTTTTACTGTTGTAGATGATATTGTCATTAATTACCTTTTAATACTTTTATTTTAGTTTTTAAAGCATTTTCTACTGCTTGTGTTACTTCTGGATATTCTGCATACATTCTTCTCTCCGCGTAATCTTTATATGCTTGATATATCTTTTTAATAGCATATTCTTTACCACCTTCAAAGTCTTGATCTCCATCACTTAAAGTTGTATATTTTTTACCACCAATTCTTATTTCATCATTAATAACCTTTTGTAAAGCATCTTTTAGTCTTAAACCTTTAAATCTTCCTGAAGGAGCTTCTACTTTACCTATATTTTGCACCCAAAATTGATAAGCTGTAGTACCATCTTTTTCATAAGATAATAAATCAACAGTTTTTGCTTTGATCTCTCTAGGTTCTGTCAATCTTACTTTTAAATTCATAATTTCATTTAATACAGGATCAGCTTTTACATCAACTTTTCTTCCTACTAATGATGGTCCTTGTAAATAAGTAGATATAGAAGCAAATCCACTTGGATTAAAATATAGAGAGTTTGGTGTTCTTTCTATCGGTTCTCCTGTTAAAACATCAACTCTTTTTTCTAAATATTTATTACCTAATCCAATTTTATCCAATATTTTATCATTAAACGATCTAACATTATTAACTTCTGTTTGTATATCAAAAGCACCTGGAAAACCTTGTGATCTAAATGATGCAAAAGGTATTACATTACCTACTACATTTCCTGCATACTTTGAGAAATTTTCTGGTGTAGGATTAGCAACAAGAGAGGCAACATCTGAAACACCTCTTAAATATGATTTATTTCCTGCATTCGCCATAACAGCCAATGCTCCAGAGGCTATACCATTTTGTTTATCATTATCATTAATATTATCAAATATGTTTTCTTTTATATCTGCAATGACACCATAAACATAAAATCTAGGATCAAGTCTTGAATATTGAACATAAGTTATAGTTCCGTCATCATTTTTTCTTGCTATAGAATATGGCTGCCAACCATTTTGTAGCCACATTTTTTTTATTGTAAAATCTCTTGGACCATTTCCTGTTACAGCAGGATAACGATTACCTTCAGCATCTTCTACTTCACCAAACACTTGATCAACAGCGTAAAGTGTAACTGCTGTTCCAACTAATTGTCTTCCTAAAACTTCAGCTCTTGCTCTTCTATCTCCAGACTTCCATAAGTCTCTCATTTGTTTTGTAAATATTCCAAATACTGGAACTCTGTTTCCAAAATGTCTCCAAAGGTTTGTAGGTGTTCTTATAAATGGCATTAAAAATCTAAACTCTGGAGAAGCATTTAAGAATTTTTGTATTTTGTATCCCCAATCTAATTTTGATCCACCTTTTAAATCATTAGTGTATGTACTTTCTCTTGCATATTCTAAAGCATCTTTAGCAATAGGATTATTTTTTATATTTGCTCTACCATTTTTATCAAAACCACTTTTAAAAATTTCTTCTACATTTTTCTTACCTTCTTTAGAATACAAAGGTATTCCTAAATCTAAAGTGTTTTCAACTGCATTCGCATACATTCTACCTCGAAAGTTTGCTTGTTTTAGAAGTTCATCACCTGTCATTAGTAATCTTGTAGGAAGTTCAACTATAGTTCCAAACCAATCAACAGCTTTTCCAGCAAAACCTTGAAATCCTAAATTTTCCCCACTGATCGGTCTTACAGCTCGACCATTTACAATTTGTAAATTATCTTGAGTTCTTGAAAGAGGGTCTAGCAAAGCATCACCTTGTCTTAAGGCTTTAGCTGTTGCAATAACAACATCACCTAAAGACATAATCATTCCCTTATATTGTGCAAAACCTAAAGCAATCGATCTACTATCTTTACCTACAATACCACCACCTATAAGTTCTATTGGTCTTATTACAGCTTCATATAAACCTGATTTAATATTGACAGCATGAGTAAAGACACCAGATAGTAAAGAGTTAATATACAAAGAGTTAAATACTTCTATACTTCTTTGACCTCTAGTTTTGGCAACACTATTTACTATTTCTTCTATAGATGATTTTTGCCATTGTGCAGAAAGTGTAGCAGGATTTTTAGCAAATTTATTTACACTTGCTACCATTTCATCAACATTTAATCTTTTTCCTCCAGCTCTTGTAACGCTTATGTTTCCAGCTTGAGTTACTCTTGCTGCACCTCTGATTTGTTCTTTCAAAAAATAAACTGTGTCTCTTAACAAAGTAGATTTTAAAGCAATATCTTTTCTAGCTTCTTCAGTCCAATTTTCAAAATTATCTCCAAACTCATCTAAATATTTCTTACCAGTTTCTTTTGCATCTATAGCTATTTCTTGAATTATTTTTTTTAAAGCTAACATTCTAACTGTTGCTTGTTTTGCTTTTTCTGTATCTTTTGGTAAAGCCTTCAATATTTCATCTTTATCTCTTGCAAGAATGTTTGCTAATTCTTCAGCTTCTGAATTTTTAAGAACATCAGATGATAAATAATCTTTTGCAGTATCATCAAATAAATTATCTATTTGATCTACAGCTTCAACTACTTCTTGTTGATTTTTAAAACCTCTTACATTTAATATTTTTTTGATAAAACTCTCTGCATCTTTTTTTGCAGTTTTTTCACCTATCTTTATTTTTTCTAAAATCTTTTCTGTTTTAAGACCTGGATTATCTTCAGTAAGTATTTTTTTTACTCTTTTTGTTTTTTTATTTTTTTTTAAATCTTTAATTGCATTACCATGTTCATTATATATTTTTTGTTTCTTATCAAAGTCTTGAGTTTTTTTAGCTTTTTTAAATGCTTTGATACCAAATAATATTTCTAATGGTCCACCAATAGCCATTCCTTCAAGAACATTTTTTAATCTTCCTTCCATTTCCGTATCATTTTCATCTGTAGCTAAATATTGAGTTACTGCATTATTTAAAACAGGAGAGTTAAACTCAATAAGCATATCTGATAATCTACCTTCGTTTGGATCAAAGACTGTTAAATCTGATACAGCTCCTGACCCTAAACCTCTTGCACCTGTTTTGGCTACAGTTCCTGTCAAACCAACTGCTTTAAAAAATTTATTTGGTCCAACCATACCTGTAATAAATCTTGCCATACCCTCTGTAATATTTCCTACAGCTGTTTTAGGTTTATGAAATTCTGGTAACTGTCTTCTATCTGAGTAATCTTCTGATTTCCATTTTGAGGGAGGAACAAATCTTGGTATAAAATCTCTAAAAGATGCTTTTGTTTCTTCATAATATTTTTTTGCTGCAACAGGATCTGTTAATGTTAAGGCTTGTAATTTGTTGAATTCAAAACCACCAGCAGAAATAATATTTTCATCTATAAAATCTCCACCCTCTTCAACAGCATTAACAACACCTTGAGGAGCAGATAAAGCTATATCACTTAATTTATTCCAAAAATTAAAATCTTCTTCATCAGGTTCTTTTATTAATCCTGAATTTATTGGTTTATGTTTTGGATATTCTACAGAAAAATTTTCTAACGCATCTATTGCTTGATCATTTAATTTTGTCATTACTCTGGATTTCTATTATTTAAAATTTCTATAAATCTATTGAAAAAAGCATTTACATCTCCTTCACCTTTTTCATCAACATAACCATTTAATTTTGCTCTTGTCTTTATTGCATTAACATTATCTATACTAAATCTTACATCATCACTAAATGCTTTTGGATTAGATGTAAAAAGTTGAAATGCTTTCATGTTAGTAATAATTTGTTTTTTTTCAGAAACTAAATCAAATTTATTTCTTTCTAAATTAAATGTAGTTAATTCTTCTATATCTGTGTCTTGATATTTATCTATAAGTATCAAAGCTATTTCTCTTGCATAATCTTGTTTTTCTTCTAAAGAAGCATCTGAATTTAATTTTAAATATTTGTCAAATCTAACATCAAATTCATTTTCTGCTTCTAACGCTTTTCTTGTGCTTTCAGTTCCACTTAATTGACCAAAATCATTTGTAAAAGATCTTCTAATTATATTTTTTTGATCGTTTGAATAATCAAGTAATACTCTTCCTTGGTTGACTTGATCTATTCTATTTTCATGTTGTATTTTTTCTGTTATAATTTTTTGTTCTAAATCATCTAATTTTTTTGCTGTTTCTCCAAAATTAATTTTAAAACCATTACTTCTTTCTACATCTTTCAACTCATCAATTAATGCTTGAGCTTTATCAAAATTCGCGTTTTCATCACCAACAACAGTAATTTCTGAAATAGCAGTTTTATAAGACTCTAATACTGCATTACTAAATTCTAAATTTGATAAAGTTTTTTCACCACCATAAGCATTGTCTGCAAATTTAATAGCCTCTAATCCGTTTGGAGTTCCTGCAAATTGTTGAAAATCTGAGGTTAAAAATTTCTTATCAAGTGCTTTTAATTTTTTATCTAATACATTTTGAGGTAATTCAAAATCCTTTACAAAATTTCTAATTTTTTCTTCAGCTTCAGATTTGTATATTTGTTTTAATTCAACATCTGTACTTGTAGCGTATTTAGAACTTAAAGAAGTTATATCATTATTTATATTTTCTGTTGCATTGGCTTCAAGTGCAGCGTAAGAATTTTTTTTTAAATTATAAACATATTTTCCAAACTCTAAATTTAAACCTTGGGTTACTTTTTCTTTTATTCTGTTATTAGTAATTGAAGATAATTGATCTTTTACATAAGTATTATATTTTAATTTAAAATTATTTATTGCATTATCCTCGTTTATATTTTCTTTTTCAGAGATAACATATTTATCTAATTCACCTTTCATTTCAAAAATTTTTTTATCTGCCTCTGTTTTTTCTGCTAAATCTCTTTTTTTGACAAAAAATTTATCTATCTGTTTTACTGTCGGTAATAGAGCAGATGCAATTCCTGTATTCGGATTTACTTTTATACCTGATTCAACACTGGGTGTTTTATCTGTAATATCTGTTCTAGCAGTATATGTAGGTATCTTTACCATTATCTATCTCGGTGGGTTGTAATTATCATAAGTTAAATTAAAAGTTTGTGGAGTAGAAGATCCTCCGCTTTTACTTGAAGAAGAAAGTAAGGTACTTCCTGCTTGTGCGTAATATCCAAGTGCTGCGGTTCTACCTTGTTGTCTTGCAAGTTGACCTCTCATTCTTGCAAAATTAGCTTGTTCATAAACCCTTGATTGTTCAACTTTTGAGTTATATTCTATAACTTCTTTTTCTAGTTCTGCTTCTTCTTTGTTTTTCTTCAATATTCTTAAACCAGATCCTTGTAAAGTTGCACCAGAAAATAATACTGAAGTAATTACCTCACCTTCTAATTCTTCAAATTTTTTATCAAATTTTTCTAAATCTAATTTTAATTTGTTTTCTAATACTTTTCCTTCCTCTTCTTTGACAAGAGCATTTCTATTCTCTATTTTTTGATTAAACTTACCAGCTGCATCAGCTTGTCTACCAGCTGCGATTTGAGTTCCAGCAACGAGAGCAGTAGTCCAACTCATTAGAATATCCTCGCATATCTGTATTGATGTGAACCATCAAAACCATAATATTTCATTAAGCCTTCATTCTCCAATCCTAACCATTCTGCAAATTTTATACCCATTTTAAAATCTTGTCTTACAGCAGTTTGAACTCTTTTAATATTATTTTCTTTTGCTAGTCTTGCAAAATTTTTTTTTATTGCTTTTGCTATAAGCAAAGGATGCTCCCAAACTTTTTCAGTTGCAATGACCCATCCTTCAGCTACACCCTTCCAAATTATTTTCATCCCAGCAGATGCTATAGGCTTGTTATCTATCATACAAGTATATGCCAAACCTTTTTCTTCTAGATTCATTGGTTCTCCATTAAAATCAGCATCTATATCCATCAGAGCATGATTCATTTTCTGCGATAGTATATATACGCCATGTTCTGCTGTATATGGCACTACATGTAGTATATTACCCATCATTTGTCTGAAGTCTAGGGTATAACGATAAAATCGTTAAAGGTAAAGGTTGAGATTGTCTTACAAAAATAAACCCATCCGTTTCATAATTACCTCTAAACTCGACTTCTTTATCTCCTGTAAATACAGCAAGTCCACTATCCATAGGATCAGCAGAAGATCTAAATGGAATTCTTTCCATATTATTTAGGTCTGGTCCTACCTCTACACCAATAGATTCAAACAGTCTTATTGCTATATCAAATATTCTTTTAGTTTTACCTTGTGATGTTCCATCTTGTGATCCAGCATCTAGTCTCATAGTTTGTAATAAAGATGTATAAGCTAATCCAACCTTTACTTTTGTTGAAGATCTTTCCAAAGTTATTGATCCAGAGCTTACAATTTTATTTGGGTGCGTTGCACCATTTGCAAGTACAGATACAGTTTGACCTTCAAGATGTGATAACCCAGAAACAGATGTAACTGCTGTGCCACTATATTCTAATTGTGAATCTAAAAAATTAAATGATGTATCATCCGTTTCATCAAAATTATATTCATGAATATATTCTACATATCTTCTAGTAGTTCCATTTATTGTTCTTTTATTAATTACATAAGTTTGATATTCTGAACTATCTGTAGGAATTGTAGCAACACTTTCACATATAGTTTTAGCTTCATTCGTTGATGCTAATCTTGTTTTGTCACCACTTGTAATAATTAAAAATCCAGTTCCCTCTGGTGTTGCTTCTTTTATAGTAACAACATTACTACTTACTGTTGCTGTAAAATCAGAGTCAGCATCTACTAATGTTTTTAAGTTTGTTGCTGTTTGGTTATTGCTAGATGTGGTATGAAACTTACCAGTTGTAGAAGATGTTGCAGAATTAAAAGTTGTAGATGTACCATCTGATTTTGTTAAAATTATTTTTGTATCATTTGCTATATTTGAAAAATCTGTAACTGTAATAGTTGCTTCTCCAAACTTACCACCAAAAATATGTCTATGCCAAGCAACGACTTGCTGCTCTCTTTGATAAGTTAAACCTATTAACTCACCATCACTTCTTGTTCCCCAAATAATTTGATTTGGTTCTTGTTGATAAGATAACTGCGTTAGTCCACCTTCAGATATATGCTCGGCAAGAATAGTTAGATCTGGAGATATATAACCATCAACATCAAAGTTATAAGCTAGTTCTCTTACTTTTCTTTTTGCTCTTTGTAAAAACAAAGTAGCATTACCAGCAGGGATAGCATCTACATTTGCAGAACCATGGTTAGATTGTTTTTTGATAAGAATATTTGTTGGTGTAATTGCAACATCAGTTCCACCACCAGATACAGCAAACTCACCACCAGCTGTTCCAATAATCAAAGTTCTTGTAGCTGTCATGAAACGAATTGCGTTTACTTGGTTAGACGCGATGGTATAAATTATTGCATCATCATCTGCTATAGTTCCACCTCTATTTTCATTCATGTTTTCATAATCACCAGATTTAGAAAAAAATATTGTTTGTGGTTGATCTGTTGTTCCTGCAAAAACTAATCTTTGTTCAAAAAATGTTACACAAGTTGGATGACCAGTTGTGTCCGAAAATGCACCTAAAGCAAAATCTGTTGAAGCTGATGATGAACCTAAATCTTCTATAATCTCCACTGTAATATTTGTTGTATCTGTTCTAGCGGTTATTTTCATGTGACCATCTCTAAATCTAATTAATCTTCCAACATCTGTTGCAAGAAATCCATCACCACCATTTATTCCTGTTGTTGCTGATGCTACAACAGCTACACCTGTTCCTACACTTGATGATCCTGGATTCAATGTTGTAGTTGTAATATTGTCGTCTAAATATGGTCCATCTGTAAAATCAACATCTGCAAGAGTCCAAGATGTATGACCTGTTCTTGATAATTTTTCTACTTCATGATTTGGATGTGTGATGTACATAACATCTGCACTTTGTGCAAATTTTAAATCAAACAATTCAGCTTCCAAGTATGGTGTGGATATTTCAAAAACTTTATTAGATACACCTCCAGAAGTATATGCAGTAAATCCTGAACTATTTATATCAACCCCATCTTTATCTTGTAACTCAAATGTATTAGTAGTTTTGTCTGCAACTAAAAATCTTTTGTTATTTACTTCTGTCATGCCTGAAACACCACTTATCAATACTTCATCGCCATTTGAATAACCATGTGAACTTGCTGTTACCACAGCAGGATTAGCTTGTGTAATTCCAGTTATAGTTTTATCTCCCTCTAAAACAGATCCTTCATCTTTATATACTCTCATATATTGATTTCCAAACTCAAGCATGTAAGTTTGTGTCGTTGAAAATTCAAAAGGTATCAATCTTGTTTTTTTAGAACTATCTTTTACCTCTGCAATAAACTGAGTTCCTGATCTTCTTGCGGCACTACCATGTGGAAATATAACAAAATTTTCTAATGTTTTACATCCGTTTGGATATTTACCTAAATCATTTCTTCCATCAAGTCTTGGTGATAGTTCACCACCTGTGAAGTTTGTTAATTGAACAGCAACTCTTGCCATTATTAGAACCTTGAATTAATAAATGTATCAGCACCAATTACATCTGCCAAACCTTTATCTGGAGATAAATTTTGACCTTCTGTTGAATCTACAAATCTTGCATCTTTTAATTTACTTTGAAATAGATTGAACATGTTAGTTGTAGTTGGATTAGATGATGTAATTGCATAAGCAATATCTGCGGCTAGTGCAGCTGATAAAGTTTCTCTTAATAATTCATCGTACTCGTTTGGATCTGTAACTCTTGAAATGTATAATATCTTCATGCTAGAGTTATCAGTTAAAATTTTTCTACCTTCTATTTTGTAATCTGAATCATGATCTAAGATTGTAAGAACTCTTAAACAGTCAGCAGGTAAAGTATATTGTTGTGTAAATCCCCAGGCAGGAGCATCACTGTCTGCTGCAAGTTGAGATCTTTTTTGTAAACAATTCCAAGGATGAGATCTAAAAACACTGTCTCTTATTTGTGTAAATCTTGCATTACAAAGCCTTGCGTTTTTTGAGTCCTCTGTCAAACTTAATATTGTGGATGCACCAAGTTGATTTAATGCTCCATTACAAATGTCCACTATAGATGCCATACTAATCCTTTATAATATACTTACGCCTTATCTGTCTATCTTTTTCTAAGGCAAACATTTCTTCCTCTGTTTTACACTCTTTTATGTTAAATCCATAGTGATATTTAGGACCATATTTAAAACGATCAACAAGAACATAACGATATACATAGTTCCCTTTTTTAAAATGTAAAATTGTTTTTAAATCTTTTATTTGTTTCATTGGCATTCTAGGGGAGTTCCACTCTCGCTTTCCTCCCCTAAAATTCTATTAGTTTACAACATATGTAATGTTCCAAGACATAGTACCAGCAGTACCACCAGCAGCTGCCATTGTAGCAGCGATGTAGTAGTAACCACCTGGATCTGTACTATCTCCAGCTAATTCATACATTTTCTTACCAGCTGTGTCGATGTCAGCAGCTTCGAATCTAACATCTGCCATAGCAGCAGCATCAGCTACCGCAGTTGCAAAAA